GCCGACGGCGCCTGCATTGGAGGCGCGTTGCTGTGCCGCGATGTTTGCGATTTGGGCGACGGAGACGTCTTTCGCTGCGCGTGCGGCCGAAGAGGCCGACATGCGCTGTTCTGTTGCACCGGTCTGAGGGGCCGGTGCGGTGGGAGCTGGGCTTGCGCCCATTGATGCTGATAGGCCGTTGACGGCCAGCATGGGGTTAAGGCCCGCTTTCCTTAGGTCGCGGACCATCCATTGGTATTTACGGGTCATCATCGTCTTGGTGAAGTCTTGGGATTGGCTTGCTCCAATCTGGTTGAGCCCGAATGAGAAGGCCGACGACGCGAGGTCTGAGCCGAGGCCTGCTGCCGATCCTGCGAAGTCGAAGCCGGGCATTAGAAGTGATCGATCAGGCCCGGTACCGAGTAGGTCGGCATGGGGCGGACGCACTTGTATTCGAAGAAGGCGTCCATGATGAAGTGTTCCTCGTCGGTGACGGCGAGGATACGTTCCATCGGGGGGTTTTCCTCGATGAAGGTGTCATCGAGAACGGGTTGTGCTGCGAAGTCCTGGGCGAGATGCCAGATGTCGAGCGATTGTGCGAAGTTGGAGCGCATTTGCCCGGTGATCCGGGATGGCTTGTAGCGGTATTCCGCGAAGCGCTCCTGGTAGCCGAACACCTGGTTACCCAGTGTCGGGTTGGCGTCCTCGTTGTAAATTTCCTTGTTGAGGACTGCCTGCTCACCGAGGTGAGCGAATGCGGGCCAGTAGAAGTCGAAGCGGGTTTTCCGAGAGAACATCCGCTCGAGGCCCTGTTGGTAGTTGAGGTCGGCGCGAACGGCACAGAGGCCGATGATGATGCTGTGCTCCGTGAATGACTTCATCCAACGGGAGCCGCGAGCTGCGCCGGTTACGTATGCCGCGAGGTCCCCGACGAAGTTGTTTTCGGGGCCCGCGTCGTTGCCTGCTGTGTTGGCAACGGGGTTGACGTTGATTCGGATGGATTGCCCACCGAGGTACTCCGGACGCTGGAGACGGGCATCGGGAGAAGTTACGCCGAAGTGGGACCGAACCACTTCGGTGTACCGAGTCCCGCCCCGAGCGTCGCGTTCGAAAAGCTTCTGGATTTGGAACGCTTGCCGGAGTGCGTTGATAGTTGCAGCGGATGCGCTGCTGAGGTCGGCCACAAGGCCGGAGTCGTAGAAGATGTCGCCAGAGGCGGCTCCGCCGCCGGTTGCGACGAGGTGGACATCGGTCGCGGCGTCCCGGTCCATGACACCGAGTCCGCCTGTGCCGGTGGTGTCGAAGGTGAGGACCGTGGGGGCCGCGGGGTCCATGATGATTGGGGCGTTGGCCCCTAGAGGTAGTTCTACGGGAGAGCCCTTCTGGGGGAAGGGGAGACAAGACGTGAAATAGTCGTGCCGTTTGCCGCGCTTGCGGAGGATGTAGGCACCCATGTTGTCTGGACCGTCATTCGTGATGACGGTTGCGGAGTCCTGGAGATTTTCGTCGCGGAACCAGTCATTCCAGATCCTGTTATATCCGCGATGCCACATCGTGGCGAGTTCGATTCCGGATGTCAGGGTCGGGATGCCGAGGTAATCGTGCAGGCTGCCGTTTTGGTACTGGATGGAGTCTGCGTGAGGAATCTCGAAGTCTGTCGAGTCCTCGGGGTCGGTCTGTTCGCCCATGAACTTGGTGAAGTTCTCCCAGAGGATTCTCAGGGGAATGGCGAAGAAGAAGGTGTCGAGGTGCAGATTTTCCATGATTGGTGAGAGGGGCGTTGCCATACGGGCGAAGAAAGACGCACGCATGGACAGCGTGTCGCCAGGTAGTGCTTCGTCCGTGAAGATCGGGATCAGGTCACCGACTTTGAAGGATGTTTTGAGACCGCAGGAGCGGTTGAAGGAAGAGCGCGGGATTGACGCGCCGGGAATACGAGCGAAGTCGTGCTGCCGTGCGGTCCGAGAGCCGCCGGCTGCTGTTCTGGTGGGCATCAGGCTTCCTTTGCGAGTGCCGGCTGCGCTTCCGCGAGGCCGGGCGGTGTGGGTGTGTGATTGACGCGCTGTTGCGCGACGTGGCCGTAGTCCAGGACGGTGATGCGGGTCGGTGCGAGCGTCCCGTCTGTTTCGTCCCAGTGGCCCACGGTCCAAAGGGAATAGTCTTCGGCGTACTGAGCGAATTGGGCGTTGTTTACGATGGCCTGCTCAAACATGCGCATGGCCACGCCGTCGGTCGTTGCGAAGAAGGGTTGTAGGTAGGCTTCGGCCTTGGAGTCGAAGATCGAATAGATCTTGTGGGAGATGTTAGTTGACAACGTTTCGGTCTCCTAGAAGGGTGGTAAGGATAGTGTTCGGTCAAGTAGTTCATTGATCAACCAGAGGATGATGAGTAGTAGTACCGCGACGAGTGAGGCTGTCAATAGCCCAGCCACATGCCGATGAGCGTTCCGCAGATGATGGCCGCGAGATAGCCGGGCCACAGGCTTCTGACGGTGTAGCGTTCCATTTCGGTCATAGGAGGTCTCCCTGGGAGTGGTGATTTACACGCGCCTGTGTGCAGTTTTCGATAGTCCTGAGGCGCTCGTGTGTGTGGTCGTCGGTCTTGATTTTGTTGCGCCGCTTCAAGCGGACGCTGTCGAAGAGGTCGGGGTTTTCCCCCTCGAGTAGTTTGTCGTAGTAGAGGGGCGGCCGATAGATTTGGCCTTTGATGGTGATGAAGTCCGAGGGATAGACTTCTTTTTTCCAGCGCTTGTACCAAGCGTTTCCGATGCCCGGGCGTAGGGACATCGTGGAGTAGGTGGGTTTCACTTCCCACCATTCGCCGGTTTCGGGATCGATCCTCTGAAATTGTTCGGGATCGTCGAACGACGCTTTCGCGATCGTGTACCGGGCGGTGTAGGAGGCGGTGGCGAAGTTCACAGGGGCAATCGTAGCGATGCCGTTGCCCCATAGGCGAGTGAGATCCTCGCTTTGAAGTACCGGGTGCCCACGGGTTGATGTGCCCGTGCGGTAGGGGTCGGGAAAGGACATCCCGAAGAGCAGGCCGTGATAATGAGGCCTGAGTGTGTTGGTTTCCCCGTACTCGCCGGTGTGGAGATAGCGGAAGGGACCGCGCTCGTAGCGGACGCGGTCGCAGAAGTCCTGCCAGTGCTTGACGCTGACGGAGCTGTCTTCCGGTAGGTGCTCATCGTCGTAGGTTAGTGTAACCGCGACGTTGTCTGAGTGCATTTGCGCCTCGTGGACGCAACGCACGGCCCAGTCTTGGGTCCGCCGTAGGCGGCACCCGAGACACTGGCCGCATTTAACGGTGATCGGTCTGTCCACGTAGCCGTCCTTCGACGTGAAGAAGACCTTCCCACCGGGTCCTCTGTAGCCAGAGAGGGGTCGGGTGCAGCCCATAGGCTTAGAGGCGCCAGCCTCCGCGCATCGGAGATCCGCGGACGTTACGCCGCTTCGTGCGAGATCCTCGCCTGAAGTTGCGGCGGCTCGCGCCGCGACGGAGTCGCTTTCGTCGTGCCATTGGGTGCTCCTTGGGGGTTTGGGGTTTGGGGTTTGCTCTGTTCCAGAGCTGTACCAGTTGAGACTAGGTAGGGACTGGTACGGTTGGCGGTGTTTCAGATCCAGGATCTGTGACCGGCCGGGGCGCCGCGGGGGTGTTCCCGGAACCCTCCGACTCGGAGGGACCGGCGGCTTTGAGAGGTGAAGAGACCCCGGGGGGAATGGTTGCGGGGTCTACGGGAAGGCCTGCCTCGATGAGCTCGGTGAAGCCTTCTTCTGTCGCGAGTAGCTCCAGGAGTTCGACGGGGTCGTTATTGCACACGCTCCTGACGGAGGCCGGGAGGGTCATGAAATCCTCCAGGGCTGCGTCGTGTGCTGCGATTTGGGTGTGGAGGTCCTGTGCTTGGCTGAAGTCCCCGTAGTGGGGATGCTTGGGGGCGAGGTGGTCCCATAGGCCGGTTTGGGCATGCCGTTTTACGATGAGATTGATATCTGTGGCATCCTTGTGTGAGCCTTTGGTGCGTGTCTCGCTTCCCACGGGGGTAATTACCCTGCCGCGCGTGTTGGTCCTCACGGGTTACTCCTTTGCGTCTGGTGTCCACCAGAGCGAGTCGTAGAGTCGGCCGGCCCAGCCGCCGCTCTTGGGTTTGTCTTTGATGACGTCTTGGATGGCCTCTTTGATGCCTTCGGCTGAGGTGCGGGCTTCGCCGCCGAGGCCTTCGGGTCTGATCCCGGCGCCTCCGAGGAGGCGTCCGAGACCCTGTGTGATGCTGTCCGGGGAGACAGCCTTCTGTACGAGTTCATCGACGAGTTGGGGATTCTTCACGTAGCGTTCGAGTTGGAGTCCGCGCAGTGCGTTCTCCTGTTCGCGGCCGACGGCGCCTGCATTGGAGGCGCGTTGCTGTGCCGCGATGTTTGCGATTTGGGCGACGGAGACGTCTTTCGCTGCGCGTGCGGCCGAAGAGGCCGACATGCGCTGTTCTGTTGCACCGGTCTGAGGGGCCGGTGCGGTGGG